TATCGGATTTGAAATCTGGCAGTGTTGCTGGTGTTATTGGTGCTGTACAAAAGGCAGGAAGTCTAGCTGAAACCTTCAAAGGCGGAAAGTTGAAATCAACAGCCGTTAAAGAAGCTAAAGACACACTTATTGCAGTCGGGACAGGAGCACTTGTTGGGGCACTTCAACCTCAGCCAGGTGCCAATCGCCAAATAGCACAAACATTTGACAAAAGTCCTACCGCAGGACAAGCTGAAGGTGTTGGTACTGGTAATCCAAACAATATTCCAGTCACGGATCTCAGCGTTCCAAATAAGCCTAAGGCAGCGACAGAATCGCCAGTGGTTGCAGAAACAACAGACTTACAAACGCAAAGTACAAATACAGACACTGGCATATTCAACAATGGTGAAGAATACAGAGATATTCCAGAATTTGAAGCACCAACTGCTGGGATAACCTACAATCAAAATCAGCCTGTGTACGTTGATGCGGAAGATGGCGGCACACCTGCGCAAGCAAGCCCAGATACAAATGCAAGACCTAACGGCGAATTGCATCAAACATTCCCAGTAACCATTCCAACTATCACACCAAGACCAGACACTCCTCAAGGTGAGATTGTTGATTTTAACAACGATGGATCTACATAATGGCAAGTGTAAATTATCCAAATCCAAATGTTGATCCAACCAACCAGGCTTTTGCAAATTTTTATAACGTGCAGGACTTTCCACCAGCTGATGCCAACACCTATGATTTAATCTACAGCTACCTTACTTCAGTTTTTGGTAACCAGGCAAGTGCCAAAAATCTAACCTATGCATTGTTCAAAATAAGTGCAAACAGCGGTACTCCTATAGAACAAATATTTAATATTATAAAAGCGCAGGAAGGTGCTATGCAGGTCAGTAAAACTGTAAGTTTTTATCTTAATAACATCAGGAGCAATTCAACTTTGATAGGTGTAGGCAATACAGTTACACCGAATCGAAACGTAGCAAGAAACGTGTTAACATGAGTAAGTTTGCAAACGGTTTGTACACTATTATGAATCCGCAAAAATATGTAGGTAATGGACGTCCACGGTACCGCAGTGGTTGGGAACATGCTTTTATGCGTTTTTGTGATCTTAACGAACATATCATCAAATGGAGCAGTGAAAGTGTTCGTATTCCTTATCGCAACCCAGTTACTGGTAAACAAACAACGTATGTTCCTGACTTCCTAATACAGTATCGTAATAAAAATAATAAGGTTGTTACAGAACTTATTGAAATTAAACCAAAAAAACAAAGCATTGTTGAGAGCAAGCAGAACAATGCTCAACGTGCTGTGGTAGCAGTTAACCATGCAAAGTGGGAATCAGCTCAGGCTTGGTGCAAACAACAGGGCATCACGTTTAGGGTAATCACAGAAGACGACATCTTTAGACAAGGCGGAAGTAGACGCAGACGCTAGCGGCGCTTTCTTCCTAGTGCTTTGTCATCTAATGGTTCAGCCTGTTTAGCGGCTTTTGGTTTACGCTCTTCTTTTTCAATCAATGCAATCTCTTTTAGCAGTGGGCCCATTTCTACCCTGTTGCGAACGTATGGCTTACCTGCTTCAATTTGATAATTACTGCGCATTTGTAAGAGTTGACTGCGTGTACCGTCTGCGTTAGTCCCGAATATCTGTAGCCTACTGTTTTTAGGATTTGTTTCTAGTGCAACATCAAGATCCACTTGTCTCATTGCTTGATCAAGCTCAGGACCAAACCCAAGTTCTTTGTAGCCTGGAATAGCTCCGGTGTTGAGTATAACCATAGAGACGGCGCTGTCGTTGCGGGTGGCGTGATAGGCAATACCTTTGTAGAGTCTTTCTACAAAGTCTGCTTCTCTCTTTGGACGTTGGCCGGCAAGTTCCTGTGAGATGTCATCTGCGGCTTCTTGATAAGCGGCTTGTATGTCTTTGAACCCAGCAAGTGCATCGCCTTCATCAGCGGTGCGCAGGTTATCCGGAATGTCAGCACCAAAAGTTTGTTCAAAAAACTGCTGAATAGCACGGAAGTTGTATCCACTTACTTGACCAAACTGTTTTACATCACCCGCCTTTAAACTTAACAAGTTCACACTTGTACCATCAATGCTAAGGAATAAATCTGCTTTTGTGCCAGTCTGCTCACTTACACCGTCACTGCTGACAACAACTTGGTTTGCCTCAGGATCGTCTACAATTTTATCCACAGCAGACAACACACCAGGATTTGTATTTGCAAACAAAACAGCACTGTTGATCATTTTAGTAATGTCTGGGTGAATATTGTTAGGATCGTTTGCCACTGTTTGTAACATTTTATAGTTTGCTTGATTTAGAGCAAGTTTAAACTCCACACTGTCGTTTGCACTGCGTCCTCGTGTTGTGCCTGCGAGATTGTTACCAGTGTTTCCTGCTTTGGTGCCTGGACCGAGATCTTTGAGCACTGCGATTATATCTTTTGATTCTATGTCCTTGTCACGTGACATAAATCTTGCGGCTACAGCGGCACCTAGCAAGCCTTCACTCACATCACCACTGTTAAATGGTTTGCCACCTTTGTACTCTGCTGTTTTGAGAACTTGATTGAGTTTAATAACTTGTCCATCATCAGTTGTAAGTTCAATGTTTCGTGCATTTTTATCCGCTGGTATAATAAGACCTTCGATGTCCAAGTTCATATCACTGATTGCAGGAAACTCTGGACGTCCAAACCATGCTTGGTTAATCTTAGCAACATTGTCTTTGGTAAGCACAACGTCTGTGCCAATTGTGTCATGCACGTCAGGGATTAGTTCAATAGCCTCACCATTTGCAATCTTGTGTTGTAGTATTTCAAGATACTTGCCACCGTACTTGTTAGTACTGGTAGTAATAGGTGCTTCTGTGATAAAATCAAGTTTGTCTAATAGGTCTCTCATCAAATATACCGTTCAATGTGTATATTTAGTTAAATATCAGTATGACAAAGAAACTTGAAGAACTGTTTGATCTGCCGCAACAGGAAGAAACAGAAGAACCAACACAAGAAGTTAGCACCGCTGACGACATTCCTGAGTATACCACTGCACTCTCCGAACTGGATAAAATCAATGCCGCACTACCACAGGTGCGTGGATTGGAAAGCAGTGATCGTGAAATGGATGAACTTGCTGAAAAAGCAACCAAGACATTCGATGATCTTATGGATCTTGGCATGAATGTGGATAGCAGATGGGCCAGTGAGATATTCAACACAGCCAGTAGCATGCTTGGCCATGCTATCACAGCAAAGAATGCCAAGGTAAACAAGAAACTAAAAATGATTGACCTGCAACTTAAGAAACTACGCATGGATCAGATGAACAAAGATCCTGATGCTGATGCAGAGACTGGCACTGGTATGGTACTGGACAGAAATGAGTTGCTCAAGCGTTTGTTAGACAAAGATGCTAAATAGCATATAGGGGAAAACAATGAAGAATTTTGCACAATATTTGGTGGAAACCAAACAAACCTTTGATTATCGTATTAAAATTGCAGGTGACATCACCGCAGAACAGATGAATCAATTGGAAAAAAGTATGGCTCAATTTGATGTAATCAAGATGAGCGAGAAGAAGTCAACTCCAGTTATGAAAACACTGCCTGACTTTCCAGCGTTTGAAAACGAGCGTGTAACACACATGGACGTTTCGTTTAACTATCCGGCAACAGAGATTGGCATGCGTCAAGTATGCGAACTTCTTGGTATGGATCCAAACCGTATGCTTATGCAACCACGTGAGTATGCTGAAAAGTTGGATCAAGAGCGCGAAGGTTATGAACAGCAACCTGAAAGCGTACTAGCAGACACTGACTTCCCAGAGCCAAACGCAGAGCAAAAAGAGTTAAGCGATGATTACAGTGCTGATCCATTTGAGCACAAGATTGTTGTACAAAACGAATACAAGAGTGATTTTACTATTGCAGGTGGCAAAACCCCGGCCGCGAAAACCACAAGTGATTTTCCAATGAACAATGAAAGTCCAATGAGCAAGCAAAATGAAATCCCTGAAGTAAAGAGTTTCGCGAGATAAAAAATGAACAGTAAAAGCACCGCAGAGTTTTTACGAAGCCTAGCAAACATGATTGACGCCGCAGATGGCAAACTTTCAGAAGACTTGCTAGGCGAGCAACCAATCAGTGTTGCTCCAGGAAAAAGTGTGGTTAAAAACTTTTCAGACAGTGAGCTAGAAAAAATAGCCGCAGAAGAGCAAACGCTAGAAGAAAATCCAGTTTATGTTAGTCCCCAACAACAAAAAATGGAAATGGAAAAAGCCGCACTTGGCAAGCGTAGTCCTGTAATCAACAAACTTGTAAAGGACAGTGCCATTGGTGCCGAGCCAAGAAAACCTCAACCAAAGCCTACAGCAGAGCAAATCAAAAAACAGTTTAGCAATCATCAGGGTGCTGATACAAAACCTAAACGCCCACGCCTGGCCAAGATGCTGATCACCGGAAACCGTAGACGCCCATAAATATACAAAATAGGGCGTTCTATGGCATACACACAAGACTTTTTCTCAAGCAGACGTAATGAAAATGATGGCAATACTCGCATTGGCGATGAAGGACGTCTGTGGTATGACAGTAATACAAATACAATTCGTGTAAGCGACGCCAGCACTCCAGGCGGCGTTATTGTTGGCGGTGGTGGCAGTGGCGGTGGTGCTTTACAAGGTTCAAGTTTACAACCAATAACTATAACAACACCGTCAACGCAAGGTACTACGCTTGCATTGTCGGGTGGTAACTCAACAGGATCAGGCAGCGACGGCGGTGATCTAACACTTATAGGTGGTGATGGTGCTAGCGGCACCGACGGTGATATCTTTATCGGTGCTACACAAACAGGTAACATTACAATTGGTAGTGGTTCTAACAATGTAGATTTTCCAAGCGGTACGAGTGTAGACTTTACTGGCGCAACGGTAACTGGGTTAAGTAGCGGAGCCAGTGTAACCATCAGCGATGATGCACCTGGATCTCCAAGTGCTGGAGATCTTTGGTGGGAAAGTGATACCGGTAAACTTAAAATATACTACAGCGACACTGACAGCAACCAATGGGTAGACGCTAGTCCAAGTGGCGGTGGCGGATTATCCGCTGTTGTCGATGACACTACTCCGCAACTTGGTGGAAATTTAGATGCACAAAGCACATATAAGATTGTAAACTTAGTTGATCCTACTGCGGCACAAGATGCCGCAACCAAAGCCTATGTTGATGCTAGTGGCGGTGGAGGCAGTAGTTTACAAAGTAGAACTACAAAAGATGGTGTTACAGGCTTTCTAATAGATGGCGGACAGGCTTCCGTTGATATCACAGGATTTAAAGGATATGCACTGCTCAAAGTATACACAAGCAGAGCGGCTAGAGTGCGTATATACACAGATGACGCAAGTAGAACAGCAGATGCCAGCAGAGCAGAAGGTACAGACCCTACAGCAGATGCAGGTGTCATAGCAGAAGTTATCACAACTACCGC